CAGACTTCTTCAAGAACTGAACTACGTGCTGTGCTTTCATGTTCACGGAGGCGGTATTGTTTCTAGATACTTGGATGCTTTCATCCAGTGTCTTAGTAAGGATTTCCTCTCCCTCTCCTACTCCTGTAACATTAGCGTCCCTCGCTGTACGAGTTGTAGGCGCTTCCGGGTCGAACATAGGCTCACGCCCAGTACGAGCCTTCGCAGCGGCTTTAGCAGCCTTAGACATATCCCAGAGCTGGTCTAACCCAGCTACGCCTGCTACCAGCGCAGTTACCGCAGCAGACTGACCCAGTTGGTCCTGTGCATAGAATGCGGAGCCTACATCAGCAGCGCGGATAGCGGTACGTGCAGCCAAACCCGCGCGGCCAGCAATACCGGCGGCAGACATCGGGGCCAGGATGAACGGGGAGTCGCCCACTAACATACCCGCGAACCCGGCTACTGTGTTGTCCGCCATTAAGCGGTCACGGTCACGCTGCTCAAGCATCTGCTGCATGCGGTAGTTGTAATCTTCTACCGACACGGAGTCGTGCAGGTACTCAATCTCTTCCTTATTCGGAGCATACAGCTTAGCCCGAGTATCGCTACTCAGGGTCTGCTTAGCATTAAAGTTCGGGTCTCGGTCAAACGCCGGAGCAGAGGCCTTACGGATAGCGGCAGCGATGATGCTGTTACCCATACCCGATGCAAAGCTCTCTGCGGCTGTAGTAGCTGGGGTCTTGGCCTGCGCCAGTAAGGAGGCACGCTCCAGTGCGTTCAGACCGTTGTCCCCGGCATCGTTCCAATCTACGCGCTCAGGCGCAGGTTTAAGTGTTGCGCCCTTAGCAGAATCCTTTTCCTGTGGATTCGGTTCTTGGTTCAGAAACTGAGCCATAATATCTCCTAAAAGAATTTTGATAAGGGGAGGCCCCGGAGGGCCTCTAGTTAGTGCGTTGCCTCAAAGAGCCAATCACGTAGGTTTTGTTCCAGGTACTTCTTACGCTCAGGCTGGGCCTGCTTGTACGCCGGGGTATTCCGCAGCGCTTGCCAAGCCCTACCCTGGGCCTCAGATACAGGATACTGATACGCCCCACCGGGGACTTAGCAGCCTTGCGCACCTGTGCCATTGCCTCTGCTACTGGGCCAGAGCTACCGTTACCGCCGTGATAGTTCAGGTCCACCATAACCTTTAACGCCTCATCTGAGGAGTTCAAACCCTGCCCCTTTAGTTGCTTCTGCACGTTCGGAACGTACTGCTTCTCCAGGGAGGACTTGAGGATGCTGATACCGTCGTCAATGGTCACTTTCTGAGGAACCGGCATGCCCGAGTTTACGTGCAGACCGAAGCCTACGCTACCCTTGCCCTTGCCTTCCCGGAACCCTTCGAACTTCATAGTGGTAGCGAGGATGTCGCTAAACAGCGAGGGCTCTAACCCCACCGAGTTACGACCATTAACCTGTACGCTAACAGCACGTCCGTTGTCGTGGTCATAGAAGGTGGCAGGACGTACTCCTACTTGTTCGCTACCAATCTTCATCTCGCCAGCCAGGGCTGAATCATATGCAGCCTGAGCAGTAGCCTGGACGTCTCGAAGGTTCACAGACATAGTCTGGAATGTGCCCTTCTTGTCGAACACGGTTACGGTCATGTTCTGACCTGCGTTGCCCGCTGTGGCTGCCTGCACCACTACACGCTCCATGTTACTGGGGTCCGTAATAGCCTGGACTTGGTTTTGAATCTGCTGTTGCAGCGTAGCCTTGAACTGCTCCTGGTCGCCCTTGTAGTCACCCATGATAGACTGCAGAGAGGTCCCTGCAGGCAGATACACGTGTCTCGGTGTACCGGCAATTTCCAGCTCCAGCTTACGGGCTTGGATGTTACCTTTGAGCATCGTGTTGATGTCCTCGGCATCCTTACCTACCAGGGATTCCGGGTTGCGGCTGTACGTGTAACGGTACTCCTCCTCCATAGCGGCGCGCGCTTCCTGACGCTGCGCATCGGCATCACCAAAGAAACTGAACCAGTTGCTGGTGCCGCTAGGGTCCACCATCTTGTCCGTGGGGTTACTCTGGATATTGCTGTAGCGCCCACTGGCCTTGTTACGCGCCTGGCGGCGCAGGTCGTCCAAGATAGTGTTGCTGGCATTACTCGGGTTTTGTGCAATCGCTTTCTGCACCACCCCCTGCCACTCGGACGGAACCTCAGACAGCAGCGCCATCTTACCTAAGTCCGTACTGGTGCTATAAGCCTGTGCCCACAAGTTTATGCTGCTGACGTTCTCACGGGAAATCTCACCATCCTCGCCGAGCTGGTCCAGTGTAGTAAGTGTACGGGCCATGTCCGAAGACATACGCTTGTGCGCCTCGTTGACGGCCCACGCGTCCTTGCTGTTGCTTCCGTACGCCAGCAGCTGCAGGTTCCCTTCCGGAGTATCTGGAAAGCTCTTGAGCAGCTGAGTACGTGCCTTATCTAAGTCCCCTTTGAACATACCCGCCAAAGTAGAGCTTGGCATATTCCCAGTAATCGCTGTGCGCAATGCCTGGGTATCCGCTGCCTTTTCTCGAATGGTCTGGGCCTTGTTCCAGAACTCCATGCTGGTTCCAGCACTGAGCACGTCCGATGCCGACAGCTCAATGACACGACTCCGAATACGCGCCATAGTCTGTTCTTGCTGCTCGGGAGTCTGCCCC